TTGTATAACGCTTGATCCTCTTGCTCTAGCGTTTGATCCATGGCCTGTATGATGCACAAAGCAACAAGTAGCACCAAACTCTGCAACTAACTTATCTAAGCGTTGTATAAATAAACCAACATCTTCACTAGAGTTTTCATTACCTGAAAAATTACGTTGAAATGTATCAAATATAATTAATCCAATACTTCCATATTGTTCTTCTATCTCTCTGCAAGTTGTCAACAGCTTATCAAATTCATCATCCTCTGTGATCCTTGCACCTCTGTTAGATAACAGTAGTGGTGCTTTTGATAAGTCTTTATTAAAGTATTGCTCATAAGCTTTTATACGTCTGCCAACTCCTCTCTTGCCTTCTCCACACAAATAAAGAGTAGTTGCCTGTTTACTTGCACTTCCATAAAACTCTTCACCCATAGCAACAGCACACGCCATAGCGATAGCTACAAAAGATTTGCCTGATTTAGCAGCACCAAAGATAGACATAACTGATTCTCTTTCAAACATATCTTGTATCAACCAATCAGGCTCTTTTACTTCTGCCATAACCTCATCGATACGCTGAAAGTAAATATCGCTTTTAGGCGGTAACATTTGATTACCTTTGATGTATTGCTCTAATGCAAAACTATTATCAAAGTAATTTGCTTCATTGGCATCCCAAAGATCGTCCTTCTCTGCAAAGTCTTTAGGTGGTAAAGCTATCCTTACACTACATCCATTCTTCTTTAAATACTTTCCTAGCTCCCACGCAGCTTCCTTACCTACATCATCATTGTCTGGAAAGATGTAAATATCTCTCTTGAATACAGGTGTCCAATCTGATTTCTCCCAAGACTTAGCTCCACCATGCCAACAGGCAACATCGCCATCATAGAGCTTGCCTGCTCCCAAGCACGCCTTCTCGCCTTCATTAATCAGTATTGGCTTATCAGGATGATTGCACTCGCTATAGATAGGCAACTTGCCCTCTGGCCTACGCATTACCCATTGTTCGCCAACCTTAGTAAAAGGTGCATACTTTTGTTTGATCGTATGTCCTTCTGGAAAGCGTAAGACTAAAAAGCTATCGTTGTATTTAAGTTTAATCTCAGCTTGCGACCAAAGTTTTAATAAAGCATCTCTAGAGAAAAGCTTTGCACCCATTTTTAGTGGAGTAGCATTATGACTGACAACATTATTTATTTCGGAGGTAATGTTGCCATTGGATGCAAAGCCTTGATCGAATTTTGTAAGTATAGCTTTATCTACATTGTTTGTCTCTAATAACCAAGCTACTCCCCCACCTTCGTCATTCTCAAAGTCAAAAAAAGTACCTGCTTCAATGTTAAATACAAAACTTCCTTTTGTACCCCACCGCCATTCTTTATCTGTTTTAGTTTTTGGTTGTCCTAATATTTCTAAAGCAATCTGTGGAGCTATATTAACCCACTTATTTTGCATAGTCTAAAAAGGTAAATCATCTTCTGTAATATCACCACTTTTAGCGACCTGTTCATCAACCTTATCACTTAGACCTACATTTGGACTAATCCAATCATCATCATTAGGTGCATCAATTGTAGGAATAACAAAACTTGCTTTTCTTGGTTTCCAATCTACAAAAGAAAAGTTAGCTCTATTAAAGTCATTCATCTTACCTTTTATAGTTTCTGTTCCTGTAAGTGCAAAACATGGTAATAAAGGCTTCTGTTGTTGCCATTGTAAAGCACATCCTCTTAATATTTCCAGCATTGTTTGATACTCATTTACGCTGTTGCGTTGCCATAGCAAAGGTCTATCCTCTACGCCATCAACCATCACCCAGATAGAAAAAGCTCTTGTCCATCCTTCACCTGCTGGTCTTTCAGTTTTAGCACCAACAACAGTATCCCAAACAAACTCATAGCCACCCTCATATCTTCCCCAACCTGTTTGCAGGGTATCAAGATCAAGTTGCATATATTTAAACTTACATTCCTGATCTCCAAGCTTAAATTGTTTATCCCTACTGATAAACTTTAGATAAATAGAATTATCTGATTCTTGTAGTATTTCCATACTTCTCTCCTTTTTAATGAACTACTTTGTTTGTAGTTATTATTTCATATTCTGCTGCAAGAAAAGCAGTATTACTCTCCTTCCAACTCCCAAAATCTTCTATGATTATGCCTAAAAAATCTGCTCCTCTTTTAATCTTACAATATTCATCCCAACAGTATTTATCAAAAGCAGCATCATAATTAATTATTTCTTCCATGACTGAACTTCATATTTTAATATTTCAAGAAACTCATCAAAAGATGTGAAGGCAACAGGATGATGAAACTCACTATTACTTATATTTGAGTTAATCATACTTAAGGGGAACGCCACTCTAATAGGTAAGTGGTTAAACTTAAAAATTAGAACAGGTGTATTATCATCTCCTGCTGCTTCACAAATTTGTCGCCACCATTTTTCCTGATACCAATTGTTACTATTTCTGGCATAATTTTTACATTCAAAATACATGTAGCGTAACTTTAAATCTGGTTGATTCTTTTCTTGATACTGATTAAGGTTTCTACTTACTCTATCGTCTAAATGTGTTGTTTCAAGCATAGCGTTAATCTTCTTAGCACATTCTCTCTCAAAAGCTGCTCCTTTAGCTCTAGCGTTTACCATCTAATATCCTTGTTGTTCTAACAACACTTGTACCATTGGCAAAGTTAGTAAATTCATGCACTAAAGTTTCGTCCTCTAAATCTCTTGACCAACCCATAGCTGTAATCTGTTTTGCCTTTTTCTCTTCTTCTAATCTAAGTCTAGCTTTTGCTACTGCTTCATTAAACTGTGTCATTCCATAATTTCCTTACATTTTGCCAATCTAAAGGTAAATGCAACTTACCACTTTTTAAATCTGCTCTAATTTCATCATAATAACTCTTGATCAATATATAATTTTTAACATTTGGCTTTTTCTTTTTTGGTATTAGAACCCATCTAGATTTGTCTTTTTGTTTTGTCATAACCCCTCCACATCAAAATCAACATTAACTAGATCATGCTTCACAGAATTAATACCAACTTTTAAAAAGTATTCTGCTAGTTGTCCCATTGGTTTACCTGTTTGTGCTGATAATATTTTTAAATCTTTATGCACATCCTTATAAACCCACACCGCTTCTTTACCTACTTTCTCCATAGCTTTTTCATCCATAAAATCAATTGTTTTAGTTTTCATAATTAATAATCAAATCATACATTAATATATTCATATCTTCTAATCATCATCCCTGTTTAGCATATATATTATGCAAGACATAAGTGCAACTCCTAACGTGCTAGAGATTGCTAATAAAATGATTGTCAATATCTCTTTCATCTTACTTTTCCTATATAATCAAAGTTGGGTATCAGAAAACTCTCCAACATCAACTCCTCCATTTGATTTATTCTGATACCCTTCCATCTCTTTAAAAATATGACATATAACGTCAATCGTCCATCCATCACCTAAAACATGGGATGCTTGTCTTTCATTCAAAATCTTTGTGTAGCCACTTGGTACTGTCTGCAATCGCTCCATTTCATTTTGATTTAGTGTTCGCACCTTGCCTGTAAAATCTTGATTCTCAAAAACTAAAGTTATCATGCCTGTAGTTTTATATCTGTTCAAAAGGTATTCTTGATTCTTTGAGGGATACCAAGATTTAGTATTTAGACATCGTGATTTTTGTAATTCAGTATAACCATCATCCAGTAGACTTTGTAAGTGAATGTTTTTGTCTGGAGGTTGTTTTATATGTACATGCTTAAATCCAAATAAATCTTCTTTAGTTTTGATATTCGTCCAATAAAGTCTTTGTCTTAGTTGACCACTAACTAAAGAACTGCATATTTTTACAGGGTAAACACCAAGCTCTTTTGACAATTCGCCATAAGATATATAATCCATTACAACATTCTCTAATAACCAATACTTGGGCTCTGTTTCTGCTAATATGCGTAAAAATTCATAAAACAAAACACTTTTCTTACCCTGCAAACCTTCACGAATTGAGTTTGCTCTACTAAAATCTTGACAAGGCGAACCTGCAATTAATAAATCTATTTTACGTAAAGATTCAGTTTTTAATTTTGTAACATCGCCAACTTGTATTGTTTTTGGGTAATTGTATTGTGTAACTTCAATTGCAGCCTTTTTAATTTCACTTGCATAATAATTATCTACTTTAATGCCAAGTCTATCCAAAGCTATTTGCCCACAACTCATACCATCAAAAAGACTTAAAACATTCATTTATTCTGATACCCTCTTGATATTTAAAGTTTTCCTTCTAACGCTATAAGCTTCTTTAGCAGGTATAACCTTTTCCTCTTTTGCCTTGTAATGTGTCATACCCCAATTGATACTAAACTCACCAACCCTTGCCTTACTATGATTACCCATAGCTTCCATCAACTTTGCTGTGGCTTGTTGTTTGCTTAGTTTTGCGTTTTTAATAGTTTCATCGCATAACATAATTTGTCTTGGATAGTTCTCCAACATAAGGTCAAGATCAACAACTTCATCTTCTGTAGCTTCAGGATGCACTAGCACGCCATCATTCCGCTTTTCATCCAACAGCTCAAAGGGAAAATAATCCTCTTCTTTAACACGTCTATTCCAATCCTCTACTGCATCTTTGAGATTGTCTGCAAAAGCTGGATCACGCTTATAGACAAACAAACGAAAGTCTGTGGATTGATATAGCACCACCAATAATCCCCAATCTACGCCTGCACATTCCATTTGTGCTTGCATCTGCAATACCCCACGCCATAAAGCAGGTGTATCCTCTGCATAGTCTCTTGTACATTTGCACTCAACCACGCCTTGTCCATCTAGCTTAACCTCTGTTGCTTCTGGAAGATAGATACCCCTGCTTACATCCTCTTTGATTACTAAATTATCTGCATGAGCCAAACCATCTAATGATGCTTCAAATAATAAATATGGGTGTTTTTCTACAACACTAATATTAGTTTGTATATCCGTCATACCTAATCTTTCGCACCCCTCAGTAATGAGAACAGGCTCTAGCACATCACCTGTTCTCTGTATGTTAGTTTGCTCAAACCTAGTTTGTTTACCATGTTTGGCATCTATACACCTTTTAAGTGCTTCATTCCTTGATCCATACTTATACTCATTAAATAAGTAAGGTGATATAGATGCAGTAGCTATATCGTCCCTAGTAAGTTTACCTACCACAAATCTCTCCTAATCAAATTCAGGGGTGTTGAAAGTATTGCCAGCTAAAATAGATGCATATTTTAAACCCCTTAGTAAAGTTTTTTTATTTGTTACATTTACTACAAAAGTTTGTATATCATTTTCAGTATGTTCACTTATAAGTGGTTCATAAAGACCATCTACCCAATAATTATCATTTTTATTTAATTGTTTGATATACTGCATTGCACTTTTTTTTGTTGTAAAAACAGCATTTTCATTGTCACTAAGTTCTAAAAAATAAAATTTCATTTTGTCTCTCCTGTAGCTATATCGTCTCTAGTTAGTTTACCGACCATACATGAACCTCTTTCATAAATGTTCTTTTCTTAGATTTTAATTCTCTAAGACATTTATCTTTTGCTTCTTCCCAACTATCAGTTTTTTCAATCATAACAAAATCTCTTTGATGTGCATTTTGCCTATCAAAAGGCTCTTGCATAACCCAATACATTTTCTTCATTTCCATTTACTTACCCTCCTATTTATTGTGCGACCAAAGTGCATATTCAAGTCGTTCTAACTTGCTTCTTATTTGTTGAAATTCAACACTACTAAAATTCCAATCTTCATGAAAAATATGGTCTTCAATATCGGCTAATTTTAGCTTTAGAGATGCAACCCTATCAGCATAATATTTTGGTGATTTTGGATGTCTCATTTACGCCACCTCTTTATGTATGTCTATTTTCCATGAAGAATAAGGCTCCCATTCAAATTTAGATAAGCCAAAAATCTTTTCAGCTTTTTCTTCGTTAAGATAGCCAAACTCATTATTAATTAAGTCATATAAAAGACCATCAAAACATATCTCAACTAAGCAATGTTCATCTTCTGCTGTTTCTCTAACAGCAAAATCTAAATCATTTCTGTATTCAGAAAGACCTTCAGATTCTATCCAGTTATGAAAAGATTGATTTACGTGTTTAATTATTTCTTGTTTTTTCATGTTTACTACTCCTTTTTTGTTAAACATATACTAAGTATATACAAATATATAAATATATCAACAACTTTATAACTTATTTATTTTAGGTACTGAACTTAATTCTTCTAAGGTTTCTTGCAGGGAATCTATCTCGAAGGTGTCTGTTATCTGTTTATTTGTAAAGGTAAAGTAATTCTGCGAAGTGTTATTTGGTTGGAACTTGATACGCTTCCCTCTAGCACCAACGAATACAAAAGCATATATATCGCAATGGTAATGACGATATACTTCAGACTTTGCTCTTGATGGTTCATGTGCAAAAACATATTTTCCTTCTTTTGTCTCCTTCCTTGTTTTAACTTGTACTGTATATTTAGCTGATCCAAACTCAACGAGCAGATCGGCAGGATGTTTGTCTTGCGTTGGATAACACCAGTCGCAAAATTCAAGCAAAAATGTTTGTACTAAAGATTCGCCTAATGCTCCTAGTCTTGAATTGCTTTGATGTTGTTCGCTGGACTTTGACATCTGGCAAGTTCCTCACTATTAAATAATGCTCTTCTACCTACCTGATTTGCGTATTTAGAATCAAGTAGTTCTTTACTTGCTTCTTCCCATTGTCCTAGTTCCATATGTCCTCTAGTTTTTCTAAATGACATCCATGCATTGATACCCATATTAAATACCAGATCAATGCAAACATATTGTGCTGCAATCGGAAAGCTACGCCAAACCTTCCAATGCTTATCTAATTGATCTATGACCGCTTCAATATCATTATTTAAAAGATATAGTGCTTCTTCCTCGCTAATACCATTGGCATCTAAATTTCTTCCCACACCTAAACTCAGGAATCCATTTGCACATTTATAGGGTTGAAGCACCATAGCTTCAAAATCTATTAAGCGATCTTTAATGATTTGTTTATCCATTACTTAGCAACGCCATTAATTTTTTCTACTGTTCTAAGGCCACCTAAACCCAACATTCCCATCAATACAGTCATTAAAGAAGCCATATCAAATTCTGGTAGTTGCGGTAATTGATAGCCAAAAAAACCTGCAATAAATAAAATCAATGGTGCTAACACATAATGCCAAGCCATAGCAAAAGATAAGCTCCATCCAAGAAAAGGCCGCCAACCTGCAACAAATATTGATCTATGACTAGCTTCAATCTTATTGATATCGACTTGAGCCATATTAGCTTTATGTAGCTCTTGATCTAATTCATGTTGTAGCTTTGCTTTTAAGTCCTTATCTGCAACAAACTTATCGAGAATATTGCTAATAGGATCAATAAGCTTTTCAATCATAGAAACAGATTTGTTATAAAAATACCAAACATTGAAATCACCACCATAGTCAAACCACCTTTAATCCAGCTATTCAAACTATTAATATCTTCATCTAGTTTTTCAAAATGATTAAATGCAGTTTTCCATCTTTCAGCACATTGGATTTCATGCAGCTCAAGATTATGGTTAACCTTTTCTGCTGTAATCCTAGTTGGCTTTTTTGTTGGTTTCCTTTTTGCTTGCATCTTTTTCTTCAAGCTGTTGTTCCAATTCGGCATTTTTAACTGTTAATGCTCTTAAAGCGTGTCGCAGTTCAGAATTTTCCTGTATTGCCAATTGATACATAGCTTCCAAATTCAACTCATTATCCATTTAACTCTCCTGTTAACTAATAAAATTTAATTTTAATATAAAACTGATTACTTATATACCTATTAAGACCATAAAGCGTTAGCTATTGTCTTTACAAAATCATCTTGACCTTCTAAGTTGCCATCATCTTTACTTAAATTAAGAACTTTAGTTGCAACTACTGGCAGCGATTCATCTTTTGGATCATCAAAAGTTTCATTATAAACTATCATTAAAGTAGGATATGTAGGCTCTAGACCTTCCTCAGTATGAGCAGCAGGATAGCACTCAACTCTTTGTACTGTTTGCGTTTTTGTTATTGCCATAATTATTCCTCGTAAGAATTTATTTTTGCCTTTATTTGTTTTTCTACATCTTCCCAAACACTAGGCAAGTAAGCGTTTGGGTTGGTTTCCTTTGCATCATACAAATCCTGTAAAAATTGTTCAACTTGTGCTTTGGTAAAACTCATATTTTGTCTGCTTTAAAGTTCTCTGCTTCTGTGCCTGTTGCATTAGGTGGCACACTTCCTGAACCTGCTGTAAATGTAATCGTATTTGAACCTGTTATAAAGTTAGGGGTTGAAGCAGAAGGTGTTGTACCTGTAATACTTATAACTGTTGTTGGTGTTCCTGTTGAATAGCTAAAAGTACCAGAAGGCACATCTAGTTTTGTATTATCGCTTGAATTTACACTAGCACCACTTGGTGCAACTATATTCGTAATTGTTCCACCTGTAATTGTAAATGTAGTTAGATTTGGAAAAGAGCTACTTGTTGCAACTGTTACTTGACAATCAAATTGAACTTTTAAAGTGCCACCATTATCTGTTATTTTAAATCTCGCTAAATCACCATTACTTAATGCAGGTGAACCAGATAAGATTGGATTTGGTGTTGATGTGGTATAGCCTGTGCCATAAGTTCTAAATACTGAAGTTCCTGAAACACTACTCCCTGTGGTATCAATATCAATAAGATTTGCACCTGCTGATGCACCATAAAAATCAGAAAAAGATATTGTTCCAGAACTTACACCTGCTAGATTTCTGAGAGTTGAGTTTGCCAAACTTTGTGGAGTTGTAACTGCAACTCCTAATTCTTCATTAATTGATCTCTTTGGATTTTGATTAGCACCTGCTGTTGTTCCTATAGACAAAGCACCACTCGTTGCCATAGTCATTATGCAACATCCTCTAATTTAGCTTTCAGTTCTTCAATTTGTTCTTGTTGTTCTTTGATAGCTTCCACCAATAATCCAACTACATTACCATATCTAATAGCTTTGATATCTTCATCATCATCTATCTGCTGTGTTGTATATACTGCATTTGGTAAAACTTTCTCTAATTCTTGAGCAATAAGACCTGTAGATTCTCTTCCATCTTTTTTGTAAGAGAAATTCACACCACGCAAACTTTTTATTTTATCTAATGGATTATTAATTAATTCTATATTTTCTTTTAATCTAATATCTGAAAGACTAGAAAAAGCTGCAATGTCATTAGTACAGGTAAAAACTCCTGCTGAAGTAAGTTCAGCTTTAGCAGTTGTTGTTCCACTAACTGTTGTATAGAATCTCATGCTTCCTGTTCTATTACCATGTGAAAGCTCATTACCTCCTGTAATTTTGCACATTACATAAGAATTATTTGTTGTGTTATTAAAAAATTTAAGTTCTGCAATGTCATCAATAGCAGCAGTCCTTGCACCACCAATAACTATTTCAGCATCTTGCCCTGAAGCATTTGATGTTTTTACTTGCAAGGAGGGTGTTCCTGCTTTTGATATTGTGAAATCACCTGTACCAGAATATGTTCCTATGTTTGTAAGGTTTCTTGATTGGTCTATGATTGTTGTAGTGCTTACTTGAAAATTACCTGAACCATCTATCCTAAATCTTGCATTATTACCATTCGTTTTAAATATAATAGGATCAGTATTTTGCGTTCTAATCTGTAAGCCATCAACAGCGTGATCGCCAACAATTTTTGTGCCACTATCAAAAGTGATTTGACTACTAGAGAAACTCCCACTACAAGTTATATTTCCTGTAGAACCAATACTCATGCGAGTTGTTGGTGTTGTACCTGTTACAAAATCAATCTCTGATCCTGCTCCATCTCTTGCCTGAATTACTAAAGCATGACCTGTGTGCGATCCAGAACCATCACTTGCATATATTAGTGGTCTACCTCCATCTGCAACATCTGATATAGTATCTCCAAACCGAATAGCACCATGAACTTCCAATTTCTGACTAGGATTTGTAGTTCCCAAACCCAAGTTTCCTGAGGAATCAATTCTCATCCTTCTCGTTCCAGTTGTCGTATCGTTGTTTGATGCTGTAAAGAAATCAATGATAGTGGCAGAATTTAAGTTTGAAAAACCACCCCCAATTCTTACTGTATTATTAGTATCATCATCAATACCTGCCCCCACCAAACAAACTGGCTCTTCAGAACCATTGTTGTAATGCAGAATAGATAAGGCACTGGATTTTGAAGCATCATCAGTAGCACTTCTCCCAATAACTATTGCTCTGTTGTTGTTGCCCGAAGTATCAAGACACAGCAAACCACCCTCAGCAGTTGTAGTGCCGATTGACAATTGTCCTGAGCTATTTAAGGTAACTCTTTGACTGCCGCCTGTGTGGAATTGTATTGTTTCTGTGCCGAACTCTGCATTAGCATCAGCCTTTAATACAAGTGAACCGCTAAGACCTGCTATGGTTGCATCAAAATTATTGTCGGTATCTGTAAAAGTTAAAGTCGGTGTGCCATCTGAGATTGTAATATCACCACTAGAGATAGTTCCTATATTTGTAAGGTTTCTTGATTCATCAATAACATCAGTACCATTAATTCTGTAAGCACCTGTTAATAAGTCTAAGTCACCATTACTAGCAATTTTTAGACGTTCAGCATTAGCTGTATAAAAGGATAAAGTATCATCAGCATTACTTGCACCAATATATTGATTAAAGTCAGATGAAAAGTATAAAAACATAGAAGATGCATTTCTTACTTTAAGTTTGCCAACAGCAGTACCATTTTTTGATACAATGAAGGCATCTCCATTATTGGTGTGATTGCTTGTAAGTTGACCTGTAATTGTTGAATCACCAGTAATTGTTAAAGCACCACTAGTAATACTTCCTCCAAAAGTAGCATTTTGTGAACTGTTTAGGGTAAGTGCTGTAGCTGTTGAACCACTACCTCCTGTTGTAAATACAAGTGAGCTAGTACCCATAATTCTTGAATCAAAGTCAACACTTGATTCTTTAAAATCTATAAATGCTCCACCTGATCTTAATAATTCAATAGAGCCATTTGAATTTATAAATGTATTTCCAGCAGTTATTGAACCACTAGATAATGAGGTAAGCGTTCCAACACTTGTGATATTTGGTTGCGAAGCTGTTGATAAAGTTCCTGCTAGTGTTGGGGCAGTTATTTTATGTGAAAAATCAAATTCATCATTGGTTGCATCCCAAAGAATAGTCGCATCTGTTGAAGCATCTACTGCATCTTGTATAGTTATACCTGCTCCATTTGCACTTCCAGAAGAATCACCTGTTGAATAATTAAGAACTATGTTTTTATCTTTGACATTTAAATTAGTAGTATCAATTGTTGTAGTTGTACCTTGTACTGTAAGATCACCACCAACTATGAGGTTGTTAGAAAAGGTATGATTGCCTGTAATGGTTGAATCTAAATTAAGCGTAACACTTCCAGAAGTTCCACCACCATTGAGATTTGTACCTGCTACAACTGCTGTGATATCACCTGTGCCTGTGCCAATAGCAGAGCCATTAAACTGTAAAGCTCCATTGAGTAAATAAAGACTGTTTGTTTGCGAAGAACCACTTGGTGCTGAACTTAGATTTGATAAAGTGATTGATCCTTCTTTATTAACTATAGTTTCTTTTTGACTGTTACCTGCTGCTGTTGAGTAAAAGGTAAAATCAGAACCATCAACACTAAATGCTTCAAATCCTATACCAGAGCCACCTGTAGATATTGCTAAATATTGTAAGCCTGTATCTGTAACCTTAAGCTGATTTTGAGCTTGAAAACCAATTGACATAACTCTATTTGAACCTGTACCTGTTACTCCAAAAGCATCATCTAGTGGCTCTCCATTAATTGTAATGACACTTGCATCCAATGTTCCTGTAACAGTTGCACCTGTAACATTAAGAGATGAAGCTGTTATTGCACCTGATACTGTTGCTCCTGTTGCAGTCATAACACCAGAAGAGCTAACTGTAAAAGCTCCTGATCCTATGTTTATGCTTCCTGCATCAATATTACCTAAGTCTGATTCTATAGCAGCTAAATTAGTTACGTTTATTTCATTAGCAGTAATAGCATTAGCTTGAATGTCACCTAGTTTTACAGGTTGTTGAGTTACATTAAAAGTTATTGAAGTTGCACTTGATTCAGCACCAGTACTACTAATTGATGTTATAGAAGCAACATAACCATTAGCTTTTGCAATAAAATCTAAATCAATAAATGCATCACTTACAATTCTGTTGTGTATTTCTTGTCCTGAAGAGTTTTGAATGATTACTCTAAATTCTTTTGCAGGATAATTAGTTGCAGCAGTCCAAGTTAAAAAAGCTCTTCTACTAGAAGTTGCATCAGTAAATGAAAGATTTGTAGGTGGCTCTGCTTCTGTGCCTGTTGGTAAATCTGGTTCACCTCCTACATTTTCCTCTGGTGGTGTAGCTGACCAAGTATAAAAATCAAAATACTCTATTGCCTGTATGCCTACTAAACCATTTTCTAAAAGGTTTATTGTTTCTATCCTGTAGGAAGCATTTGATAAATTATAAGGCGTGTAAGTTATCGTAACTACATCTCCTGCTGTGAGATTTAATAGTCTAGGAGTACCAATAAAGCTAATAGTTTTCTGCCTTCTACTTCTTTCAAGTATGCCCTTACCCATATTAAATGCGTTATAAGGATTTGTAATGTATTGGAACTCTGCTGTAGTTTCTAGCTCTTCCCCACCATCATCATTTTTATAAGTTGTATTGCTATTGTTATGAAATACAGTTTTTGTATCAGCTTCATATTTTTTTTGTGCATTAAAAAACTGTACTACAACTTTATTTAGTTTTTCAGCTTTATCTTCGTAACGTATTTTTATGCCTTCATCTATAATGTGATCGTCTGTTATGTTAAAAGATGAAGATGCTGTATTTTCTACTAGAACACTATATTTACCATCAACATAATTTAAAAACCCTCGCATGTTAGATAATAAATCTCTTGCATTATCTAATACAGTCTCATTCGTATCTAAAACACCATCACATTGCAATCTTCTAGTTTGTGCAAAAATAGAGCCATCCTCATCTATGTACATAAACTTACCAACAGCACTACCACCACCATTACCAGTATCAGAACTGTTAGCCAATACAGTTTCTAAATTTAGGTTTGTTGCTTCAATAGTAAAAGTATTAGCATCTATAACAGTTGCAATCGTATAACCTTTATTTAAAACTGTTGCTGTTATATTGCCACCAAGACTTGTTGCACCTGAAAAAAGAACTCTATCATTTACTGAAGCACCATGAGATGTACAAGTAACAGTAATAGTTGCATCTCCATTAGTAGCAGCAAATGTTACTCCCTTACTTACTTTTTCAGGTGGCACTCCATCTATATAAATTCTAAAATTTGTTGCTTGGGTATGAGGTGTAAATCTTTGTGAATCAATTACATTATTTTGATTTATTATTACTGAGCCACTACTATCTTTAACACTTATTAATTCGCTTCCTTTTATTTTTTTCCAAGTAGCTTCATTAACTGTAATAAATTTATCTTCTACATCTGCTGAAAAAGTTGCAGCAGCATAAGAGCCACTATAATCAGGCACATCAAGAATTGCATCTGCTGTATTTGCTGCTGTTTGAAAAGACTGTAAATCAATTAAAGATGATGCTAAACCCTTACCATAATCTTGATGCATATAATCAAGAAGAGTTAAAGCTGCATTATTAGACCAAGTATAAGTAGTTGGATCAGCTATTCTATGTGATCCTGTACCACCTGTTATTGAGCCATCAAGTCTTGGATCATATAGTTTTCTACCTTTAACAACTACAGTAATTTCAGGAATAGAGGTAAACATTCCTTTTGTATCATATTGAAATGATGCAGCTATATAAGCAATACCTCTTAATCTATGGTTGCTACCAAACCTTGTAGGTTGCGATGCAACAAGCATAGGATCGGCAGCTTGGTCGTCTGCTCCATGATGAGCATTAAAAACCATTCTATATATCTTTGTTGGATCAGTACCTGACCTTCCATCACCTCTAAAGCTACCTGATGAATTACCAATCTGGCTTACTGTACAGAGTGATCCTGCTCCACTAGATATTTTATCTGATCCTGTATAGTAGCCATCTCTAAAAACTTTTGTATCTGATATAGGCACACCATTAACTTCTATAGTATCTAATTCTATTGCATCGACTTCACCAAGACATAAACCATATATAACAAATAACTCTTTTGAATTACCTGAATCTGTGTCCATATAAAGAAGGGTTGAGCCAACTCTTCTTCTTCCGTAAATGATAGGAATTTTATCGCCTTGTGCTTGTTTTGTAGCTAGTATGTCTTGACCTGCATCTTTAAGCTTTTGCATAGTCCTAAAGTTTTTTATACCTACAACTGCTGAAACAACATAAAAAATTATACGTAACACATCAAATGGATTCATTTAACTACCCCACCTAATATCTGCTTTTGTTATATGAGCATATTCAAGACCTTTGTCGGATGTAAATGCTAATTGTTGAGATTCATCGGTAAAATGCCTTCCTTTTTTTAAATTCCAATTTGACCAATGATTTGAGCAGGTCACAGTAATTTTTGAATCTGTTTTACTTTCATCAACTTCTACATTTTTAATGTTGCCTGAAAAATAGGTAAATGCATCAATGAAAGAATCATTAGAATCAAAAAAACCAAGATAAATATTAACTGTATTGTCTATGTAGTTTTGATCGTCAAATACTGATATTAGCGTTGAATTAATATTAGATAATTCTATAGATGTTTCTTCAACTTTTAATTCTCCTGTTTCTGGTGTTGTGCTAACTGCAATTATTTCACCAGAAGATGTATAAGTATTTGAATCATAAGTTACATCAAACTGATTGTCAGTTAGCCTAAATACTGTTGATGTATTTATTTCAAGTAAAAAACAAAATGTATTAGTAGGATTCGCTAATTGCGTTAAAAGTGTATTGCTTAGTGACCTTGACATTACTCAATACACTCTCGCAACGTAAAACTTATTGAAAATAAACCTGAAGTATTTGTTGTATAAAGTATATCGCTATCAAGATAAACTTTAAAATTTGGTTGATCTACTGTAACAGCTTCGCTGTTTGCAAGTGTAGCTATTATGCTTGGCGAAATAGTAACTGTTGCATTACCACTACTATCAGAAGTCAAATTTGATTCAACCATATAGACCTTATCGTGATTAGCAAACTTTATTACATCACCTGCTTTCAAAACATTAGATGTTGAATTGTCAAAACCAGATAAAGCAATCGTTGAATCACCAACACTATGAGAACCATTTACCACAATATCTGTTTGCGTTCTGTTAACACCTCTGTTTGTTATTGGATATGTATAACCAAATTTATCAAAAGAGTTTTGCTGTTTTTTAAGAAAAGCAAAAACGTCCATCGCATCATCTTTTGATAAAGGTGGTAAGGTAATATCTAAAGTAAAAAATTGTGATCCATATTTTCTAGTAACTCTTTTACCAGAAACAGATTGATTAATTAAGTTAGGTCTATTGTCTTGTAATGATAGACTACTAGGTTTAATTGTTGTTGGAAAAGTACCTGACATTATGCTATTCCCATTTTTCCTCTTGAGTTATAAGCTTGATTTACCATGCTTATAATCATATTTTTTCTAGTAGCAAGCAATTCATCAAAACCTGCTGCATCTACTGTAGATATATTAAAGTTTACAGTAGCACCCATGCCCTGTCCTTTTGTGTGATCTATAACTGTTTCGTTTGGATGCAATATTGCAGGGAAGCCACCACGTCCATCCACGCCACCTGCTCTAACACCCATACCTGTATAACCACCACCTTCGCCACTAGGCGGATCAATATCAAGAATTGGAACGTCATTAGGGTTAACAATATCGGATGCTCTAGTTCTTGAAGGCAAAACTGAATTATTTTCCATTGTTAATCCACCCAAGAAATCTCTAAAAGGATTTAAAATTTGTTGTATTATTAACTGCTGTATAGCAATTCTTAATAACTGCTCTACAACATAATCGGCAAAATCTTTAAATGATAATTTTCCTTGTCTTAAGCCATCAATAATTGCATCTTCAAATTTTTTCATAGCGTTAACAGCAAGAGTATCTAAAGCTTTTGATAAATCTTTTATTGAATCTATATATGCATTTATTGGATTTGTTCTATCAAGAACATCATTAACCTCTTCTGCTGATTTTTTAACATTACCATAAGATGTAGTTACATCATCAAGCGAAATTTGCAATCCAAGTAAATTATCAGCAACTTCAATAGTTTTATCTCTAAACTTAGTGTTAGATTCAATAACTTTATCTGTTTGTGCTTTAAGGTTAGCTTGTGCTTTTATAACTTCAATTTCTAAAACAGTTGCTAAACCTCTTGCACCAGGAATAATTTTTAAAATTTCAAGAGCAAAATCAGCAAATTGCGTAGTAATTTTTGGCAATACTATATCTAAGTTAGCAGCTAAGTTAGCTATAGTAAGCTGAAATTCGCCAACAGCTTTTATTGCTGCTGCTAATCCTTGAATTACACTATTTGCTATATTTACGCCTAATTGATCAAATCCACCTGATTCTTCTTTAATGCTCATAAATACTTCAGCAATTTTTTCTTGCATTTTTTCTAACACAGGTAAAAAAGCAGTTGTTATATTATCTCTAACAGCTTTTACTTGCATAGATAACACACCTACAGCATCATTGAAAGCTTCAGTTCTTCTTATAACTTTTGTGCTTAATATTAAACCAAGACTTTCGGCTCGATCAATAAAACCATCCATTCCTCTTGTTGCTAAATCTTCAAGAGCATTTGTAAGTAAAATACCTTGTCGACCAAACAAGTTAGCTAGTGCTGTTGCTTTTTGTGTTTGACTTCCAAGACCACTTATACCAATTGCTACTTCTTCTAATAAAGTATCTGTAGATTTGAAATGACCATCTGTAGTTTCAAGCTCTACGCCAAGAGCTTTAAAAATATCTTTCATGGTCTTAAGACCTCTTTGAGCATCACCAACCGATCTAGCAAATTTTTCTAGTGCTTTGTTAGCACCTTCAATATTAGTTCCAGATTCTCTAGCAGCTAAATGAAAAGCTTGAATAGCAGAAGTGGTAATACCTGTTCTAGTTGCAGTTTTACCAATGGCATCAATAAATTCAAAAGATTTATTTACAACTAAAGCTAAAGCACCTGCTGTTGCTGTTGCAGCTAAACCAACACCTGCTACGCCTTTACCAACACTAGCAGCACTTGAACCAACGCCTTTCAATCCTTTGGTTACAGAACTAAAAGCAGCTTTTGTTCTATCTACTGCTGTTAGTTCAAATTTTACTTGTTTCTTTGCCATTACCTTTTGCTCTCTTCTTCTTTTAGTTCAAAGTATGCAATCCAACCTTGATACTCTTCGATACTAATACTTTGCAATTCTTGTAATGTCTTGCCTAGTTTTTCTGCTAGTGCATATTGGAAAAACAAATTAGTATCTTTTTTTACTTTTTTTTGACATCCTCAATAGGCTCTTGCCCCATTATTTGTTGTGCTACTCGCATCAATACTTCTCTATCTACATTATTAAGCAAATCATTCTTATTACCAATGTCAAATAACTTATTGCCATCGGCATCAAGAGCTTTATAAATTAGCACATAAGCCATCATCGTAAGATCATCCTCTCTGCTAAGCTTATATAGCTTAGAGGTTTCTCCTAGTGATAATGGCTTACTGTAAATATATAAAGGCTCATTTTCATCTCCCCATTCAGGAACTGCAATTTTAGTGATATCTTGACCGCTAAAATGTTGTTTGGCTTTATCTATAACTGACATTAATAAGTGCCTGTTGTTAAGCCACCTGTTCCTTGAACAGTAATAGTAGATTCTACTAAACCATCAAAAGAAGATGATACAGATTTACCTGTAACAATTGCTGTTCCTGTAAGTTTTACATCGCCACTTGTTGTTCCTTCTGGAGCAAAATTAAGTGTTATGGATGAACCTACAGATAAAGCTGTTTGTCCGTTAGTATCAGTTTCATCATATAAAACATCAACTGATCCACTGAAGTCTTTAATAGAAGCTAAGTACGTCTTTGATGAATCACCCATAGATGTATCTTCAACCACATCAATAGATTCATCAATACTAAAACTTCTTATTTCAGCAATAGAGTTAGAACCAACTTGTACAGTACCTTCTTTTCCTAAGTGAGTTGCCATAGTTATTCCTCGTTTTTAGTTTTAGAAGAAGATTTAACTTTATCTTTCGATGGGATTGCTTCTTCCTTCCAACCCTTACTCAATAAATACTCAACCGAATCTGGGTGAGCATCTATAGAACTTTTGCCATTTGGACTAATTAACTTCATAATTTTTCCTCATTAAACTGCCACATCAGGATTGGTTTCCTTAACATGGTATGTTGTTAAAAATGTTAAAGTTGCATAGCCAACAGGACTTTCGCCCTCTGCATTAAACTCAATTTCAGTTGACTGAATAAAAATATCTTTAGCCAAACTGTTAAGAGTTGTATCAGCAGCTATAGCTTCTTCAACTTCCTTGCTTATTGTATCAATAGTATCATCAAAGTTGGAATTTGCTTTTGCATAACATTCAACCACTAATGATAATTCTCTCTCCATTACCCTATCAGTATGCATAACTAAAGGTAAAGAATCTTCTGATTTTGTATAAATTAAAAGAGCAGGTAATTCAGAATCCTGTAAAGGATAAACTCTACTCTCATAAACTCTTGATGCTGTTGATGTTAAACCTGTAAGTACAGTTCCAACTCTTTCACGAATTTGTTGTCGAACATGATTTGCCATTATTGTTCCTCTAACATAAGTTGCGTAAAACCTGTGTTGTCTGGTTGCACGTTAACAACTTTATAAGTTGCACCTGCTTTGATAGTAGTGCCATCTAAATTTTTATATGCAGGAGCAACAATGCTATCTCCATGAGCTACAGTCGGAACGTCTGTTGTTTTGCAAAATGCTATAGGTTGAAAACCCTCAACATCTACAGTTCCTACATCAATCCCAAAATATTCTTGTTCCAATATAATTTTGATAGAACTTCCAGAGCCACCTTGGGGAGTATAAGTCACAGTCATACCATGACCAAAATCTGCATCAAGATAACCATTGAAATCTCTATCAAACTCAATTGCCATTATTTTTTACTTCTTTTCTTAGGTTTAGGAGTTTCAGATTTTTCTAATCCTACGCTTCTATTAGTTTCTTTCTTTGGCTTGCCTTTGTATTCTTCAGCTTTACCATAACCAATCAATGATCTTCCTTCATCAACAGGAAGCTCAACAACATCACCTGCTTTTACTTTTTGTTTGTTAGCAACTGTGTCGCTTAGTATTAAATATTTCATATACCCACCTTTTCTAAGTTGGGTGGCAATTAAGCCACCCATTTTGTTAGTCGTTAAAACCACTCAATTATGAAGCAGCACAGAAAGACACAGCGTGTCTTACAGCTACATCAACTGATTGTAAAGCAACAATTCTAACTGTACCTGTACTTGACTGACTGAAAGGATCAACTGTTATGTCCAACCCTCCAAACATTCCAATAAGTAAGTCACTAAAGTTACCAAACACATAATTGTTTGCAGTTAACTGTGGAGATACAACAGCACTATAGCCATTGATCTCATCATTAACAGCAACAAACTGAGCTGTATTGGTTGCTTTTTCAGTAGTTTTTAATGTTCCATAGTTAGATGGATGCACTATATAAGCTAGATCACCAAGTAAAGCATTATCTACTCTAATTGCTGTTTCCATACTTACAAGCTCTGCGAAGGTAGGAGCAGCAGCACTTGAAAGTGATACTGTGTTAATTCCTGAAGTGTTAGTAATACCTGTTGGATTACCTGAACTTCCTGATCCTTCTAATGCAGCATCATCAATAGCAATAGCCATTGAAGCAGCTAGATCGTTTCTAACTAGATTTTCAACATCGATTGATGATTGAATCATAAGTTGTCTAGTAATGTCTGTAAACGCACCTAATGACTTAGGAGACATACTTACATTACCAACTGTTAACTCAGATTCACCTGCAGCTCCGCCTTCTGAACTAATGAAAGCAGCAGAAGAAGCAGCAGTTTTTCTAGGAATCTTAACATCGCCTGATAGACCATTTAGCATAGTTGCTAGTGGCATAACAGCAGAATTGTTTCTAAGAACATCAATAAAATCGCCTGCTCTGTAATCTTGACCGATTAGGTCGCCATCTGAACCTGCTGATAAATCTCTTTGATTCCAGTTTCTTAAAACTTCAGAAGGAAGCATAAGACCTTGAGCAGTTGTGCCGTATGATCTTTGCGCAGCTTCAGAAGCTTCAAATTCAAATTTAGCATTTTCTTGAGCTTTCCTATCTGTAGGGTTAGCCATAGCATTGATAGCTCTTAAGATGCTAAATCTTTTTGTTTCTTTTTCTGAAAGACCAATATCTTTTGGAGTTTCTAAAGGAGTATCATTAGAAATGTTGTCTAATAAAATACCTCTAAATTCTTCAACAGATTTGCCTTCAGAAATAGCTTGATGTGCTAGGTCTCTTTTATTGTGCTTAACAGCTAAATCAAGAATCTCTTTTGAGTTTCTTGCAAATTCTTTTTTAGCAGCTTCAGCACTTTCTGATCTAACTTCATCAAGATTAATTTCTTGTTTTTCGTTTGACATAATTTGTACCTTTGCTTTTTCAGCAATTTTTTTTGAACGTCCAACTCCGACTTTGCGTGAAGAATCAGCTGGCACAGCTACACTTGAAACCTCAAGCGGTGTCCAACTAGCTCTGTAGTAATCTTCGTCTTTGTCTTTCATTCTTGTTAATTTATCAACTCGATAGCCTACGCTGATATTCATGCGTATACCATCAAGTACATCTCTAAAAACTTCTTCAGCTAAAGCAGATCGACCAAATCTTACTACTGCTATTGTTCTGTTAGCAGTCTGATCAAGTTTAAATTCTTCAATAACACCAATTTGTTTTGTCATATCGTGATTTAACAAAAGTGGCGCTCTTCCAGACTTCATAAACTCCATGTTTATTTCATCTTCTGAGTGTCCCAGAACTTCCATTCCAAAACTTCTCTCTACAGGCTCTTCGCTAGAAACGCCTACACGAACCAATCTTTTTTCCTCGTCTATATGATGAGCTTTAGTAAGATCAACAGTTCTGTAATTAACTTTTAAGTTAACTACTTTCCTATCTTTTTCTTCTTCATCTTCATCATGGTAAGGTCTTGATTCCTCAGTCATTTCCATTTCTTCGCCTTCTTCTTCATCCTCGTGATGCTTTGCAAACTCGACAACAACTTTATCATCGGTTTCGCTTACATTGAGGATATGCCTATCCTGTTTATCTTCCATAGATTTCTCCTCTTTGCTTGATAAAGGATGTGATTCAGGAAGCAGATCAGTATCATGCTTCCCACCTTGAAACCTTCCATTTCGTAAAACAAAAAGGAAGGAGTTAACTCTTGCGTACGCCCATTGTTCAGGTGAGCTTACATTAGGTCTTACTGAAGCAGGATTAGTATTATAAGCACCAATACCTCTTTCAAAGACTGCAAGAAGTGTTCTATAAGTTGTTCTTTTAGAAGCTACATTATTAACTTCTTCATTATGTTTTTCTACTTTTTCTCTAAGACCTTTTTCAACAGCATCAGATACTTGTCTATCTTGTTGGGCTTGACTTGCTGATCCTGATTCTTTTTGTTCTGTATATTTAATTGCTTCTAAAACAACATCTTTCATTTTTTGTTCTCCTAATGTTCCTATAACACCCCACTTCATTTGTGCAATCACGCCTGCAATGTTTGATGGTCGACCTGCTTTATCTCCTGATTTAAACTGTGATCCATCTTCAAAATGTCTTGCTGCCCAAGCTTCTCTCTCTTTAATCCAATCTAAAACACCATCGGTTTCTTCTCCTGCTCTTGCTTTTGTCCATAAATTAAAAGATTCATTACCTCTAATATTGCCACCTGCTTTATAAATATCATTATCGTTTTCTTTTACACCTGCAATAAAATTATAATCAAATTGAGGATAGTTAGAGTTGCGTAGTGATATTTTTTTATCTTCGCCCTTTGTTGGAAAATCAGTTAAGTTATGTTTACTCATCGTCTGATCCACCTTGTATGTTAGCTTCAACTGGCATCTTTTGACCAAAAGGTTGATAAGCTATCTCAATGCCATACTGTTCTGCTAGTGCTATTTCTTTTTGATGTTGTTCAAATAGTTCTTCAACATCTCTGCCAAAAGCAGAAGAAATATCACTATAGGTTGTTGTACCATTTTGTAATCCTATGACGTTTGCTTGCATCTCTTTTAGTGGATCAATGTGTGAGAATGATCTTGGTATATAAGTTATACCTCTAGCAAACTTATCAAACTTACCCATCGGAAGATTGATGTAACCTGTTGACATAGCCATTTCTAACCAAGACTTAAAAACAGGATCAATAAAATGTTCAATTATAAACTGTTGCATTATCTGATAAGCACTTCTATCTTCCAATGCACCCTGACGGATTGACGAATAATTGACTGAACTAAGATCGTTTGATAATGAATGGTATGAAATATTAAGACCACTTGCGATACTTCTTAATACGCTAGTTGTAAAAGAATCAAAAGCAGAATTTGGATGAGATGGATCAAAAGCTTTGAAATCCATACCTGCTGGCAACTGTTCAAATACACCTGCTTGAGCAGTCATTGTAGGATTAAAAGTATCTTCATAATCGCCATCTCCCACGTAGCCATCTCCGTCTGGAGAAATAAAGAAGCCTTGTTTAGATGCACCTACTCTTGCAGCTACTATCTCAGCTTCAAGATAAGCGTTTAATTGTTTTACGTTTGCCATCACAGGTGCAATAAAAGATACACCTCTTGTTTGCTCTGCTCTGTTAGGTAAGTATGCGTGTATTATTTCTTCAGCAGGTACTCTAATATATTCTTGAGCAGGTTTAGGATAGGTGTTTCCGTAAGGATGTTTTTTAAATAAATGATAGGCAATAGGTCTATCGTTTCTATCAACCTCAACACCCATCTTGATACTTCTTCCATTGGGTAAAGTATTATCGTTTTTTTGTTCGTCTAAATGATCTGCTTCTAAGAACTGTATCTGGAAACCAAAATCTGAATCTGTTGTTTTTATTTTTCTAGCTAGTACTTCACCATCTCTAAGCAAAGTTTCAATAAATATTTTTTGACAGTCTAAGAATGACAATCTGCCATTTGCAGTACAGTTACCTAACTGTGTCCATTCCTTCCATGCTCTTTCAATCAGCAGGTTAGCTCCTAAGTCCAATGATCTATCATCATTGTAAGACTTGGAGCTTACTCTTACGCCTTGCTTGCCAATGACATTCGATACCATCAGGTTAAGGTATCTTGAGATATATGCATCGTTGCGAGCTAACTCTCGACCTCGATCTCTTAGGATTCTAAGGTTGTCTTTGACTTCTGCATCGGCACTTGTTGAAGTGGTTAAAAAGTCTGCAAACAATCTTCCTGTGTTTGCACCTTGATAACTTCTTTTGAAAGCTCTTTTTTTAGCTTTCTTTTTGTTATTGCCTAATAAATTATCGTACCAAGCCATTATGTATAGTCTGTTGGATTTATAGTTGACGTTTGACCAAACTTAACTTTAATAGTATTGCCTGATCCTTGTTTGTTCCTGATTCTAGCTAGTTTTATTTCTTTTAAATACTCTGTTTTGTATCTATCTCTTAACTCCATCAAATCAGGTATTGGAGTTCTTGAAAGTGATCTGCCTGCAATAGACATAGATGCTTGATCTATTGTTGCTCTTCCTTCTAAAACATTTTCAATAGCATCAAGAACTTTTTTTGCGTGACTTCTTAAATCAGCGTTTGTGTTAGCAAGATTGGTTGTGATTTCAGTTCTTCCTGAATCAACCATAATTCTTTCGGAATCAGCACTCCTCGTTATGTAGGCTTCCCAAATATAGTCGCCTGTTTCATAACTTGCTGTGGTTGATGAACCAACCTCTATGTAATAGGTGCTATCTGCTTCAGTTGCAGTAATTGTAAACTTCTTATTACCACCACCACCGCTATCTTCATGGAACTCATACGTTAAAGCAAAAGTACCAACAGGGTAATCATTTGCTAAATCGTCTCTTCTCCATGTAAATCTATCGCCTGCAACTAGTTTTGCAGGTTCGGCAGTTGGATAATTTGTTCTATCGAATCTGTTAGTCAACAATAATCCTCATAAATGTTATAGATACACCTACATATAACACTATGAACCATTTTGTTTTTGTCAATATTTACTTCCAATTAGTAGCAAAATTACCTCTTTTTATGTTTATTTTGTTTGGATTTTTAGGCTTTTTAGACTTTGTTGTACCTTGACCTAATATCTTTTGTTCTATAACATCAAAATTTGGATTTAATATGTAGATAGCACCAAAATTATAAACTAACGTATCAAGAGCTTCGTTTCTTTTACCTATCTGCTTCCAAACTAGCTGTTTTTTACCTCTTACCCATTTAGTTATACGTTTTTCACTTGTAAGCTGTTTAAAATATTCTTCATCTAAATCTAAACAAAAATGTAAAGTAGAATCTTCAGGTTCAGCAGCTAATCTATTAAAGATTGCTTCTTTTGCTGTATCAACTCCAAGTGTGTAGAGAACAGCTTTGTTTTTACCTACATAACTTGGTCGGTTGACAATAGGCTTGCCCTGTATGCTTGCACCTTTAATAGCAAACACTCGTCTTGCTTGTCTTGGTTTGGTAAAGGCGTAAACCTGATTAGTATGTAATCCACCTGAATCAATGCAAGTACAAGATATAGGTATGTATCTTCCTGATTCAGTTTTAAATCTTTTCTTCAAATATGCATCAAGATCATTCCAACATCCAAGAGCATTGGGATCACCCCATAATATTTTGTAATCAATAACCCAAGCTTCATAGTTTTTACCCCAACCTACGCATTGCAGTTCAAGTCTATCTTTTTGTGTATCAACTCCAACAGTTATTGCTAATACATCTTCTGGAATTGTGGTGTGATCGTAGTTCAATCTTCTCTCAAGTAAAGTGTCATACTCCACAGAATCTCCTTGCTCTTCCCAACTTTCAGCTAATGAAGTATTCAAATATGTTTTTAAAGTTTCAGGATTCTTTTTAGCTTCTAAAAATGCAGTTGCCATTTGTCCCCAAGTAGACCAAACACTATAAAGCTCTGATATATGAAAGCCTGCTGTGTTTTCTGTTTCTTTTGTTGCACGCCACTCACCATGTTTTAGCATCCATTGTTTTTTTGATTCCTCAATAACTGATCCACAATGATCGCAAGCATAAGAAGCTGTTTCAGGCTTGTTTTCTTCCCATACTACATTCTTCCATTTTAAAACTTGTTTTTTATTACATTCAGGACAAGGTACATAGTAGTAGCGTTGATCTGATTCTTCAAAAGCAGATTCAATTGCAGATAAACCTTTTATAGTTGGAGTGCTACACATAAAAATCTTGCGATTCCAAAATGTTTTTGTTCTAGCAATAGCAAGTGCGATAGGTGATCCTTCTGATCCTGCTGATAGCTCATACCTATCAACTTCATCCATAAGCAATATTCTGATTGGTCTTGATGCTAGACCGCTTGCACTATTTGAGCCAACTATTGATATATGACCACCTGCAAACTTCTTATGCATTGTGGTATTACCACTATCTCTACTTCTTGCATCTTTAACACATCCTTTTAACTTTTCACTATCTCGTATCATTGCTGATAATCTATCTTTACTAAATGCTTGTCCCATTTGCAATGTTGGTTGTACTACGAGGATTGGGGAAGCATCTTGATCAATGTAGTAGCCAATAGCATTAAGTAGTATTTCAGTCTTACCAACTTGCGATGAAGTCATTACTACAATTCTTTCAATAAAAGGATCGTTAAAAGAATCCATAATCTCTTTTTGATAAGGACATCTTGAGGTTGACCATTGACCTGATTCTGCTGAAGATTCGGGTGATAGTTTTCTATATCTATCTGACCACTCTGAAACTTTTAATTCAGGCGGAGGTCTAAACGTCTGCATCGTGTTTTTCAACACGTCCTGCATATTCTGTAGGTATTCCATCTTCTGCTAGTTCATTAAGTGCATCATATACACAATCTTTTAGTAATTTTTCAGCTTCTGCATAATCTTCAGTTGCAATCATTTGATGTGCAAGTCTTGAAGGCATACCAAGCAGCTTTGCTCTAACATTTGCAACAAAATCAACCCAAGTATCTTGAACTAAGGTTGCAGGTATGAGTTTGCCCTCTAATTCTGACACTTCTAGCTCTGCTTTGTCTGCTTGAGCCTTTGTAAGTCTTGTTTTCTCCTCTGCAATGTCTCCTGATCCGCTTTTTTTGTGATAACCTGCTAATTTACGTAAATATCCTATATAAGAATGCCTACAAACGTCTATATCAAGCGGTGAACGTCCTCTTTTGGATGGTAATACGCCTTTTTTGATCAATTCAGAGATACTTGCAACAGATAAACCAAGATGTTTTGATACCTCTCTTTGCGTTGCCATAAGTTATAAATTCAGTAAATGCATAACAACTATCGCTAAAAAAAAACTGCAGTCGCGAATAACCCACGATGCAACGCTAGGAAGTACCTACGCATTAGCGACTACTCCTAACTGCTCTAATAAAAGCTTTAGTAAAGTTCCTATCAAACATATTCTTTGTAAAGTTTGCAGCAATAGTATAAAAAGGAAATCTTGGCCTGTAGTCTACTGATCTTTTAAAACCAATTATAAGCTTTTGCC